CGTGGACCAGAGGGTGATCGACAAGGACTTCGACACAGCCAAGGATGTCAAATACTCCCTGTTCTACCAGATGACCCGCATCACCCGTGAGCGTGGAGCCATCACCCATGACGATAGACTGGATGCCTTGGCCATTGCCGTGGCCTACTGGACTGAGTCTATGGGCAGGGACAACAACAAGGCAGCGGATGCTATCAAATCTCAGGCTCTTGAGAAGGAACTGAAGACATTCATGACGCAGGTCATAGGAAAGAAACCTACAGCTAACACTTGGATGTCTAGAGTGTAACCCTTAGGTTGCCCACAAGGATAGAGGCAGCTCTATTCGGGGGATGATCCGTGGGCACTTGGCCCATAGGGTTCTGGCTTGGCCAGGCTGGTCCTTATGTGTGCTCACGATGATGACAACTCATAAGCTCAGTATTACCTTCTTTCCAAAGAATTTCTTGGGGAGGGGGGAATGCTGGAGCCTATATGGCTACGATAATGTATTTAAGATAACTCTTTAGATAACTTATGAATATAGCAGTAGATAGACCTACAGCATTGTCTCTAGGTTACAGGTACTATGTTGGTAAACCTTGTAAGACATGTAATACCACTAGGAAGAGAGTACTTCAGTACGACTGTGCTGAGTGTAACAAGAAATACGCTAGGGCATACAACAAGACTCCTAATGGAAAAGCTAGAAGCAAGGTAACCAAGGTCCTCTACAAGAGATCCGTAAGACAAGCCATGCCTCTATGGGCTGACAAAGAGGCTATCTCCTGCATCTACGAAGAGGCCAAGTACCTTCAATGGCACGTAGATCATATCATCCCGCTCAATCATCCTCTGGTCTGTGGTCTCCATGTGGAAACCAACCTCCAGTCGTTGAGTCCCCAAGAGAACATGCTCAAGAGCAATCGCTTTGAGATTCAATAAGAGCTGCTTTATGATACCTAAAGTGGTCTTAAGGCTGGTTTATGGTTGGTAAAGGGGACTTAAGGGTGACTTGAGGTGTGACTTGAGGGGTACTTAAGGTGTGTCTCTAGGGTCAAAATAATCCAGCAAAAAAATATGTGACCCCTATCGAAGAAATCACTTGGCCGAATACCCCCACATGCCTTCGGTTACACCATGGATTACCGGATTTTTTCTTTTTGTTGCCTCAATTGTTGCCACAGCGGCTGCTAAGTCATTGAATTATAACGCTTTTCACTAGCTCAATATGCTAGTTAATAGGGTTCTTTCGGGTATCTTATCGGGTATTTGCTGATCATCTTCAAGATTACTGTACGTATATACAGTGCTTGTTGCATGATCAGTCGCGTTTTTTTAGCTACTACATGTAGTGCTATAACCCTAGAGAAACACTACAGGTAGTGCTATAGGTAGTGCCACAAGCCCAACTACTGTACATCCATACAGTGTTGCCTGGCGACGATAGTATCTAGGTTCATCTTCGAGTCATCAATCGGTTGCCTTTAGACAACCTGCAATCGGTCACCTTTAGACAATCCAAAGCAAGCCTTTTAAAATGACAAACACAGAATGTATGGACAAGCTATAATTTAGTCATTCGCTGGATTGACTAGCGGAACAACTAAGGGGAACTAAATGAATCAAGAAACGAGAGAATTTGTATCAGTTGTGATGTCTGCAGAATTGCTACATTATTGCAGAGCGAACGATTTACCTTATATGCATATCAATGATTTGCTTTTTAGAAAAGGATTGTCGGATGAGCAGTACGGGTGGCTAGCGGCATATTCCACAATATTTAATTCATTAGTTTATTAAGGTATCATCATGAAACTAGAAACTTTCCTTACCGTCTTATTGTATGTCGCAACCCTAGCAATCTCAGGGTTTGTCTTTTGGTCAGTCATTGAACAACTTTGTGCTTAAGGAAAAACATCATGACACGTTTTAACACAACAGAAGAAGTCAGCGCATACGCAGCAAAAGCCGCTGCAGAGGATTACCAGCGACACATAGGGCATGGCATTGATCTCAATCCCTTCTGTACTGACGGTGCTCGTAATGCTTGGCAACGGGGCTTTGATGGTAAGCCTGCAAGATCATACGAAATAGACGTTGCATGGGATTCTATTTATCAAAGAGGCTTTGAAGTTCGCAAACTTTTCGCTTGACCTATCGATTGCCATTCGGTAACAATCACCACAACGCAACTATTCATAGGACTATATCACCATGAAAACTTTCATCCGCTCTAAAAAACTGCTCGCCATCGATACCAATGCCAAGACTGTCAAAGGCCAGAAGTACGGCTTTATGACCGGCATTCTTTACATGGCACCGCATACAATTTCGGGCTTTAACACTTGCCCGATGGCAAACATTGCCGCTTGTGATAAGGCATGTTTGTACACTGCAGGGCGGGGCGCTTTCAATAGCGTACAGCAATCGCGAATTGATAAGGCTTTATGGTTTCATACAGAGCGGGAAACGTTCCTTGTGCAAGTTATCCGCGATATTCAAAAGCTTATCCGCAAGGCTGCAGCCGCTGGAATGACACCTTTGGTTCGTCTTAATGGCACTTCTGACATCCGTTTTGAAAACATACCGGTAACGCACAAGGGCAAGCAATATGACAACCTTATGAGCCTGTTTCCTGATGTCCAATTTTACGATTACACGAAACTGTCTAACCGCAAAAACATACCGGCAAATTACGACCTGACGTTTTCCTACTCTGGCACTCCCGCTTATCAGAAGTTTGTCAATATCGCTCGCGAAGCTGGCATGCGCATTGCCGTAGTGTTTCGCAATGCTGCAGATATACCGGCTTCATTCCTTGGTATGGAATGCATCGGCGGTGACGATAGCGACATTCGGCATTTGGAGCCGCAAGGGGTTGTCGTTGCGCTTTATGCCAAAGGGCAAGCCAAGAATGATTACACCGGCTTCGTGGTGGATTCTCAGCGCACGATAGCAATCAAACTTGCGGCCTAACACTTGCCGATTGCCAATGGTTGCCCATAAGGACAAAACGTCACCTTGTGGGTATCCGTGGGCACTCTACCAGGCACCGCCCTTGCCACTACCTAAGGAACATATGTCACCACGCTACACGATAGAGCGGGAAAACCTGCTACAAGTCATTGCCGATAGGCTAGGCAAGGAAGTCAGTCACCTTGTCCCATGGGAGGATTATCACCCTGTACTGATTGACGATAGGATTCGCGCTATTACGCAGCCTGTTGCGCCACGATGGACAATTGCGCAATGAAGCGTTTTAACGATAGCGTTTTTCAAAAAATGAAGGCTCGCATGGATACCACCAGCATTGTGCGTTTTGAAATTGTCATGCGCCACAGTGCCGAGCCTGTACGGGAAATTAAAGCCGATGGAAAGCCTCTCACGGCTTATCAGCAAGCCTTGCATGATGTCGGTGAGTCTACCCTATGAGCGGCTGGCTAATCGCTCTCACCGGCCTGATATATGCCTACGTTTCATTCGAGCAATTCATGAAGGGTAACGCAGGCATGGCCGCTGCATATGCGGGTTATGCATTCGCCAATATCGGGCTGTACAAGATGGCCTCCTAGCATCGGGGCTTTTCATTTAGATTTTTATAGGAGCAACAAATTGATTTCTGAAATTGATATACGCGATTGGCAAGAATCCATGAAGGAAGGCTATGCCGAATTTGTTCACGCAAAGGGTGGCGAGCAGGCCTATGGTGTCGAGATCTGGGAAGCTGCCAGCACTTGGGCTTTTGAATTCCTCTGGGAGAAGAACAAGTGACCACTAACATAAACATGGATACGCCCAGGACTGGGATCCCCAGTGAACTCTACAAATCCAACTGGAATTCAATCTTCGGTAACAAGGCCAAAGAATCTCCAGCAGCACCGGTGGAACCTACGATAGCCGAACTCAAGCAGCGCATAGCCAGCCTTGAGGCCGAGATCGAATCACTCTTAAGGAACATATGACCAAACACAACTTTGCATTGCTGCAGGACTCTCTCAACGCCTTACTCATGGCCAAGCATGGCGAATGGGAAGCAGACGGTGAAGACGCAGAGGAACTGATTGCTGACCTGCGTCGAGCACTGCGTGAGGAGCGTGAGGTCTTCGCAAGTAGCTTGAAATGAGAACCGCTCTCATTCTCGAAGACACTCCAGACGGCCTCAAGACCAAACTGGTCTGGCAGGGGAACGGTTATCAGGACCATCTGGCGGATAGCATTGCGATGCACATGATGGCGCAATTCACAGAGACTATCCGCCAGGCAGAGCGTGTGAAGGCTCTCAGGGTTGTCCCTGAAGACAAAAAGCAGCCCAAGCCACCTAGCGAACCACTCGAAGCTGTAGTTTGATTAACGCATCACGGATAGCGGCGGACTCTGTCTTAAAGGGTCCGTCCTCATCGAATTCTGTCACTCTCCCTCTCTGTTTCCTCAGCCAGTACCAGCCCCCATAAATCATGGGTTCGTCTGATGACCTCAGTTCGTTCCACATCTTGGTCATCTTCCTGTCGGCAAAATAGACCGACACGCCTGCCTTCTTGACTGCATCGATGTAAACCAATGCCATGCGCACGTTCGCCTCCCATATAGTTAACAAGTGGAAATAGTGAGTCCGTGGCAATCATTGTCAAGCCTGAGGCCGATCACGTTTTTCGTGTTGCACAATCACTTACCAACTGGAAACAATCACTTGACTGACAATAGATTTTCTGAGAGACTCCTCTGGTGACGCTAAAGTCACAACGAGGGAAGCATAGATGATCTTAAGCGAAGCATTACAGCTCATTGGTGAGGCTAGGCGGATCGACTCTGAAATGCCATTGCCTCAACTACACTGTCTTCTCATTCTAGGAACGGAAGAAGACGGGATGTCCCTCACGGAGTTGGCCAAGAGGGCAGAAATACAATTGGCTACAGCAAGTCGCTATGTTTCAGCACTTGGCAAAGTAAACAGGCATAGGGAGGAGGGACTCAAGCTTATCGAGTCTTTCGAGGACCCTATGGAACGCAGGAAGAAGATCATCAGGCTGACTACACGGGGTAAGAAGCTGATCCACAAGATGTTAGGAGATGAGAATGCCAATCTACAAGCGAGGTAATACCTTCTTGGTGTCTGTCGGGAGCCTCGATAATCGCTATCGTCAGTCCTTTAAGACAGAGAAAGAGGCTCAGGTTGCTGAACTTGAAGCTTTAGCTCGTCTAAAAGCCTCAGGAAGGCCTCAGATCGAGCCGCTGTGGCCTTCTGTGGATAAGCCTAAGGGTAAGACCCTCAAGGATGCCCACGACCTCACATGGAGGCTCTACTGGTCTCAGGACAAAGGCAAGGAGTGTCACGAGGTGACCATCAACTGTGTGTTCCGAGCTATCCCTGAGCTGACTTTGCTCAGTGACATCACTCCCTCGATGGTGCTGGAAGCTATCGAAGAGTGGGAGGATGAAGGTAACTCAGGCTCCACAGTGAACCGCAAGGTGTCCCACATCTCCAAGATGTTGAGCACCGCAGCAGAGCAGGGCTGGATCACAGCTGTCCCTAAGCTGCCTCGTCGTAAGCCTGGGAAGCATAGGATCCGCTGGATGGCCGAACGTGAGGAGCTGCTGGTCCTCAATGGTTGCACACAGCTAGGCCTCAACGATCTGAGGGACTACATCACGACTGCCATCGATACCGGCTATCGTCGTGGTGAGATGCTGGGTTTGGTCCCGAATGATTTCGTCAACGGTATGCTCCAACTGCATGCTGGCTCGACCAAGTCAGACAAGGCTAGGGCTGTCCCTGTGACCTCCAGAGTGGCCGAGATCCTGCACCGCAGGTCCAACCAGCGGAAGCTGTTTGCGTTCACTCACAGCCAGCTCAGGAGCCAGTGGCTGGCACTCAAGGCCCATGTGGGCATGGAAGACGACAACCAGTTCTGCGTCCACATGCTGCGTCACACCTGTGCATCTCGTCTGGTTCAACGTGGGGTCAATCTCGCAGTGGTCCAGAAGTGGATGGGGCATGCCAACATCGCCACCACCCTGCGATATGCCCACCTTGCACCCGATAGTCTAGCCGTTGGGCGTGAAGCACTAGAGCAAGTATCCACGACCAGCCATTTGAAGGTCGTGAACGGGTGACAGATGGTTGTCCTGTGACAACTGTTGTGACACTGGTAAGCATTATTACAGCAAATTGGTCAGCTTAAGTGATTGTTTCTAAAGGGCGTAGTGAGCTTGAGGTGCTAGTGGGAGAAATCCCGTGGAGGTTCGAGTCCTCTTGACCGCACCACCCTTTTAGAGACAAAGACCGGAGAGAACTCGCTGTTAACCAGCGGGTTCTCTTTCGTTTGACTCCAACTATTGCCGTATGGAATCAGTTGTACATGGGTGCATTAATGCCATGTGGAAAATATGTGACACTCTTCGGGACAAATCTGTGAGACAATCGCTTGTCAGTGGGCAACCAAAGAGAACACAAGGTGAATCCTTTGGTTGCCCATAAGGACAGACTAGAGAGATCTAAAGATAGTATCTATTAAGATATAATCTTAAATAGATATATCTAAAGACATCTAAAGATTAATCATTACGTTACCTCTACTAAAGGAACATTGCCATGCAAAGCTTTAACCCAGACGATGATTTGATGTCCCTCCAGATTCAACTTGAAGAATCTATGACCCAGAGAGGTGCTGAGAAGTACCTGAGGGATGTGTCGAAAGCCATCCAGGCTGGTCGGGAAGAGGGGACAGCCTACGGTCAGGCTATCCTGTCCCACCGCCTTGAGACCCTGTCTGGAGCCATCGATGAGTGGAAGCTGTCGATGTCTGAAGGTGTCGCTGGGAGATTCTCCACGACCTACCCATTGATCAAGGATGTGCCGTCCAAGGTGCTGGCATTCCTGACCCTTAAGAACGTCTTGGCTGGGGTCTCCGCTATGCGCACCCTGCAGGCAGTCGGGGTCAACATCGGGACAGCCGTGGAAGACGAGCTGAGATTCTCGAAGATTCGCGAGGAGGAGAAGAAGCAATACGACAAGCTGGTCATTGGCGCTCTCAAGAGATCCTCAGCCCACTACCGCCATGTCTACGCTGTTCGCCAGGCTGACCGCATCGAGGACGGCTGGGAGCGTTGGGTCAGGACTGACCGGCTGCATGTCGGGATCAAGCTCTTGGACATCTGCATGGCCTCTGTGGGCATCGTGGAGCTGATGCATCAGAAGACCGAGAAGCTGAAGAGCATGAAGTTTGTCAGGGCTTTGCCGGACACCCTTGAGTGGATCGAGAAGAAGTCTGAGGTCGTCCAGTACCTGCGCCCTGTCTATGAACCCATGGTCGTCCAGCCAAGGGATTGGACCACCCCGTTCGATGGCGGCTACATCTCGTCCAACATCAAGCCCCTGCGGATGGTGAAGACGAAGAACAAGGCCTATCTGGACGAACTCAAGAACGTGGACATGCCGCTGGTCTACGAGGCTCTCAACACCCTGCAGCGCACCGCATGGCAGATCAACACGCCCGTGCTGGAGGTTCTGGAGCATCTCTGGAACACCGGTTCCACCCTTGGATCGATCCCTCCAAAAGCTGGACGGGAGATGCCGGTCAAGCCACACGACATCGACACCAACGAGGAGGCCAAGCGGGAGTGGCGAATCAAAGCGGCTCGCACCCACATGCACAACCTCAGCATCTTGGGGCAGCGCATCGGGTTCAACATGTCGCTGAGTATCGCCCGTCGATACGAGAAGTTCCGCAGGATCTACATGCCCTACCAGCTGGATTTCCGTGGCCGCATTTATGCCGTGCCGCATCTCAATCCACAGGGCAGCGACTATGCAAAGGCCTTGCTCAGGTTCTCCAATGGAAAACCCTTGGGTGAGGAAGGTTGGAAATGGTTGGCCATTCACGGTGCAAACGTGGCTGGCTTTGACAAAGCGAGTCTGGAGGATCGCGTTAACTGGGTACTAGACAATGAAGATGAAATACTTGCCATCGCGGCAGATCCATACACGAACCAAGGCTGGACTGGCACTATCGGAGCCGTGGACATTGATAAACCGTGGCAATTTCTTGCCTTTTGTTTCGAGTGGAAGGGTTACTGCGAGCATGGCGAGTCGTTCGTATCAAAGCTACCCGTGGCTATGGACGGTTCATGCTCTGGCATCCAGCACTTCAGCGCCATGCTCCGAGACGAGATCGGCGGGGCGGCAGTCAACCTCGTTCCGCGAGATCTGCCTGCTGATGTCTACCAACTGGTCGCCAATAAGGTTGTTGAAAAATGTAATCGCGACATCATCGAGGGGACGCTAGACGAACTGCGCCACAATGAGGATGGAACGCCTTACGTCAAGGAAGGCACGAAGAACATAGCAGCCCAGTGGCTTTCTTTCGGGATCACCCGCAAGGTGACCAAGCGTTCCGTCATGACGCTGGCCTATGGATCCAAGGAGTACGGCTTCAAGGAGCAGCTGATGGAAGACATCCTGCGCCCAGCCAAACACTCGGCCAAGGCCTTCCCGTTCTCTGGTGACGGCTACCAGGCGGCTCAGTACATGGCCAAGGCCATCTGGCAGTCCGTCAATGAGGTGCTGGTCAAGGCTGGCGAGGCGATGCGCTGGCTGCAGGGGGCTGCGTCTCTGGCTGCTTCTGAAGAACTCCCAGTGCGCTGGACGACAGCTGTCGGATTCCCCGTGATGCAAGCCTATCCCGATCTGGAGAAGCGCAAGGTGAAGACAGCCATCAGCGGCAAGCTGGTTTACCTGACGATGTACAAGGAGAAGGACAATCTGGACCGCCGCAAGCAGTCTCAGGGCATCTCTCCCAACTTCGTCCACTCCTGTGATGCCGCCCACATGATGCTGACGGTGGTCAGAGCCAAGCAGATGGGCATCAACAACTTTGCAATGATCCATGATTCCTTTGGTTCAACTGCAGGTGATGTCGAGCAGCTCTATCACACAGTCCGTGAGGCTTTTGTCGAGATGTACCACGAGATCCCCGTCATCGAATCCTTCCGTGACGAGATCTTGCAGCAGTTGTCAGACAAGAACAAAGCAAAGCTTGAAGACCTGCCGGAACGCGGCTCTCTGGACATCTCCCAGCTGGTCAACAGCCGCTATGCTTTTGCCTAAACGTTTACCATTCGCCAATGGTTGCCCACAAGGATTACCCAACCTCTCTTTAGGAGAACCCTATGTTTGATGAATTTGAATCCGACCACAACAAGACCATCACGATGTCGATGCGAGACAGCGAAGGCAATGAAGTGGTGCTCACCAACCACTACAACTTCGACACCTCGTGGCCGAAGATCTCCTACCAGTTCTTCTGCTTCCTGAGAGGCATGGGATACCAGTTGAATCTCGAAGATGTCAGTGCGGATGTAGGAGACGAATGATGTTTCGAATCCTGCTGCCAGACGGCACTTTTGTGACCGTTAACACCAAGGCTGAGGCCTACAAGATCATCGCTGAGATGAAAGAAAATTACGAAGGATACCTATCTTAAATTATGGCAACTAAACCTAAAAACCCTCGGTACATCACTCCGGCTGGCACAGCGCAGTATCCGTACCTGACCAAGCCCGACACAAAGTTCAATCCTGATGGCGAATACAAGATCTCTCTGGAGATCCCTGCGAAAGATGCAGCCCCTATCGTCACCTTTTTGGATGAACAGCACGAGGCTTCTATCGCCAAAGCGAAGAAGGAAAATGCTGGCAAGAAGATCAAAGAGGGCGATGTTCCTTATGCGGTCAACGAAGAAACCGGAGCCGTCACTGTCCGCTTCAAGTTGAAAGCCAAGGTCACTCCGAAGAGTGGTGACGCCTTCGAGCAGAAGCCTGCAATCTTTGATGCCAAGGGGAAGCCTTTGGGTGTCGAAGTGTCGGTCGGCGGTGGCTCCAAGGTCAAGGTCGCCTATGAGCTGATCCCTTACTACACCGCTATTGCAGGTGCTGGCATCTCGCTGCGTCTCAAGGCTGTGCAGATCATCGACCTGAAGGAATACTCAGGCGGTGCAGGTGCTGAAGCCTACGGCTTTGGTGAAGAGGATGGCTACGAAGCGGAGGTTACCCCCGCAGTGCAGAATGATTTTGCCGAAGAAAATTCTGA